TAAGTAGTTCCGTTAATCGTTACCGTAGCACCGAAAGTAGTTGATAATATTGTACTCATCTATTTAAAATTTTTCTTATTTCTAAAGTTACGTCCTCTTTACCATTACGTATTAATAAAGTACTAATTTTCTTTTTAAACTTATTAATGTTATTCGTAAATATGTTAGTAGGCTTAATTCCATTCTTTTCTATATTCTTAGCAATAGCAAAAGCCATTCTCTTAGAGTCTTCTTCACTTGCTCCTAACTTAACCCTCGCCCATCTTTGTAAAGGTCCAATAGGAGGTCTTGTCCCCGGTTTACGTCCTTTATCTACAAACTTCCAATAACTCTTAGCTTTAAACCTAACAGATACTAAAGTATTAGATTCTGACACTTGAGACTTTAAAGACTTAGCTAACTGCATAGAAGCGTTCTTATCGCTCTTATTAAGATCATCTATAATATCGTCTATCATATCATTAGCTGCTATCTTAAGCTTTAAAGTAGTTTGTGAGAAAGGTCTAGGCATCGAATACGTCGTCGTTACAACAAGTGCTAAAACGTACTTGCTCGGTTATTGTAAACGATACTTGCCATCCAGTATGATTCTTATCCTCATCGTCTATTAAAGGTAAGACAGTAAAGTTATCTTGGATAGTCCAATCAGCCCTCTCGCTCTCGTTATCGTAGGTTAAAATAGTATCGTTAAAGTCCGTAATAAAACGGCTTATAACTTGGTCTAATATCCTCTGAGTAGAATCTAAAGTAGTATTAACTTCATCCATAGTTCGCTCTTCAGATAGGATATCTATAACCTCTAAAACTATATTCCAATTGTTAACAAAGAATCCTTCTCTAGCTGACTTAGTTATACTAACTGGGTCCACTACTAAAGCAGGATAAGTTAACTCGAAGTCAGGATTAAACTCTGAAGCTAACCCCGTGTAAAAAGTCTTAATAGCTTTATGTTTAGTAGCTAAGTCTTTAAAGATATTCTGTACTGTATTTAAGTTCATTACTTGTTATATTTTATGTCACATTCGTTTTTCTCTTGCTTAAGCATAAGGTAAGTAAACACTTCTCCTACGCTGTAATCTGTTATCTTCTCTTTCTCTCCAAATATAGCGCTAATAATCGCTTTATCCTGTGCCAAACCGTAGACGGTAAGTAAACTACCATATTTACGACTAAGCGTGTCATAACCTGCTTTAAGTTCTTTAGCGTCGTATTCTTTATCGAAGAGCGCTGAGAATCTAGTAAATATAAGACCTGACTGCTCAAAAAAAAACTACGAAGTTTAAAAGCTGTCTCTACGTCTAACTTAGCTAAGTCCTCGTAAGTTTGTTTAACGTTCGAATAGTCGTATTCGTTATCCTTCTCTAACATAAGGATAGATAAGATATGTCTAATCCCTTCTACAGGCTTATCTTGGTACATCTGTTCTACTTTCTTAACGTCCCACCATTGCCCTGCTTTCATTCCTAAAAGCTCTGTAGTAATCGTGTAAGTCCTTCCGTTTAACTCAACCTCTTCTACAACACCTTTAAGATCACTTAACGCCTCATAATCGAATAAACTAGATAGTTGCTCAACGATGTAACTAACCTCTCCAGCTTTACAAGATTTAACTAACTCTAAATCCAAGTTAGATAACACGCTGAATATCTCTAATTCATCGCTATCGTCTTTAATCCTTTCGAAGGCTTCTAAAGTAATCTCATTCCATTGTTCAGGGATACTAAAATCTATTCGTTCTTCCCCTCTGTATAAATGCCCTTTAATCATAGTGTAATCCTTCGTTTCCGTTATGCCCAATAATATTTACGCGCTCCTCGTCCCATTCCTCTATAATGTCTATAGGTTCGTATTCTAAAACCTCGTAAAATATAAATGCTAAACCACTCTTAGGTAATCTTGCGTCCCACCAGTCTCCGTTATCATCTAGGTAAGCTTCGAAAGGCTTAGGCTCATAATGAGGAGATAATACTAAGTACGTTCTATCCGTCTCAGGTAATCCGTGTTCTTTAATCGATATCACTTTTATAATCGTTTTTATAGTACTCTAATGCTTTAACGTAAGCTCTAAATAGCTTATTAACGTAGACTCTAAATAGTACCGGGTTTATCCTCCTACCTATCATACAATCGGAGTACATATCTATCTTGACATCCACTCCTTTCTTTTCTCGGATATACCACTCTACAACGCTTACTAACTGCTCTGTAGTAGCCTTATATTCGGTCTTTAGTATAGTCTCGTTTATATTCACTTCTTAAAGATATTAAACTTCTTGACTTATTCCTAATTAAATAAATCCTTTTTAAGGTACTTTTTAGACCCTCTCGTTAATTTTAAACTTGAAATAGTATTATCTATTAACTAAGTCTTAGAAAACGTCTTAAATCGTTTAAAATAGAAATTGTAGTTCGTAAGGTAGTTTCTCGCGCGTTACTACTTACTACTTAACTTAGATTAAATTATATTAAACTTATATTGTATTTAATTTAGAGAGGGTTCCGTAATAGTTCTAAAGCCTTTCAAAGGGTTCTTAAGATAATATAATTAAATAATCTACTCTACAAACCTTAATCCATAGTAGTTTGACTTAGTTTTACCTCTTAAAACTTTACTAACAGAAGTTGTGCTTAAAAAAAAATAGTCAGCTACTTCTTTAATAGATACAAACTCCTTATCTAATCTCTCTGAGTAAACCTTTTTAGATTTATAATGATTAGCGCCTTTAGCTATTTTAACAAATCCATTTTCGTGAGCGTGTCTAGAGTTTTCTTTTCTAGTTACCCATTCTAAATTCTCTACGTAATTTTCATTTTTAATACCGTCGATGTGATTTACTTCTTTTTTATTATCCGGGTTAGGTATAAAAGCCTCTGCTACTAATCTATGAACCACTTTTCCTTTAAGTTTTCCTTTTTTAGATAACATTACTAATTCATAGCCGTAACCATTATCAGCAGGTTTTAAAATCCTTTCCGGTAACACTCTTTTACCTCCATTTCTACCGTTAACTTCTCTAGACAAACTCTTTACTCTACCTAATGAACTTACTTGATAAACTCCCTCGTAACCTTTTACATCTTTCCAAATCTCTTGCATAATTATATAATTTTATAAGTTTCGTAAGGTAATATATAAATAATAATTAAAAGTTTCGTAAGATAGTTTTAAACAAAAAAAGAGAGGCTAATTAAACCTCTCTAATAATCTTTTATTTTTCCCTACGAATTAATCGTTCGTTAATACGCTGTAAAATTATAGCTCTATCTCTATCTGTTTCTATGTACCAGTTATATAGTTCGTCTGGTAAATCATTAAAAGCTTCTTCGTAGTTAGTCACATTAAAACCACGTCTAATACATTCGTTATAAAGGTCTATATATCTATCGTGTAAGTATTCGAGTTTATTATAAAAGAACTTAACGTGTCCAGTACCTAAAGTAAACCTATCCGGAATACCGTTAAGGCTATAACGACCCTTTTTTATAGAATTAGGAATACGTTTAATTTCTCTATGTTCAGCCATTAACATTTTATCGTTAAGCTCTATAGGTTTTACTGCTACATTTATTCGTGTCATAATATTCGTTTTGTTTTGTGTTTCAAATATACAGCTTTTAGTTAATAACTTTCTAATTTTTAACAGTAAAAAAGGGAATTAATTTCTAACTCCCTTATTTTCAGCGTGATTAATTTTTAGTAAAGTTCGTCAATCCAAGACTTAGTACCGGTTAAATCGAAGTAAGACCTCATCATTATCGTATCTGCGACATCAGGAGAACGACCTAGTAATATCTTAATATTCTCTTTCCCTTCTACGGCTTTCTTACCGTCTTTATCGAAATCCTTCTGCCTAACCATATCTAACTCTTCGGCTAGTTCTTTCTTTAAAGAGTGGTCTTTAATATAGATTTCTTTATCTCTTACTTTATCGGATAGCTTAAAGTAACATTGGCTTTTAAGGTTAGAGAAGTTTTCTTTAACTCCTTCTACTTTTAAAGGCGTAGAGTTATTTACGAATCCTTTACAGCGTAAGATATCTACTACTCCTCCTCCTACTCCATCTTCATCGGCTATAACTCTCGACATAGGAATATAATTCTCGTTAGCTAGTTTACGAACTACGTTAGCAGTTACGTCTATACCGGAAGATTCTAAAGTAATAGATTGTTCTAATCTCCAACCGTTCCATAGAGCTATAATAGTTTTATCCTTACCGTATCTAGCGACATCGCAAGTAATGTACTTCTCTCCCTCTTCTACGAACTCGTTAGTAAACATATCTAAGATATCCTCATAAGCGAATAGTTTAGCTAAGTCATCGGAGTAATCCCAGTTACCGTATAAAAGTCTCTGTTTACTCGCTTCGTCTAGTTTAGATAATGATTCAGCGTAAGACTTATGAAGGTGCTTATTATCCGTTAGTAAGGCTTGTATAAACTTTCTATGCTTAGGTAAACGGTTTTCTCTATCTGGTTTAAAGAACGTCTCATAAACCCAACCTTTCGCAGGGTTACAAGTCATAAATAACTTAGGAGTTAAATCGAAGTCGGTTAGCTTATAACGTATCCTAGACATTACGACGTTCTTAGCCTTCTCTACTACCTGATTGCACTCATCGATAAACGCGCCTGTAATTTCTAACGAACCTAAAGAATCGAAGTTAGGGTCACTAGGATAGTGGAATAAATCTTTTAATATAACCTGAGAACCGTTCTTAAACGTAATCGTTTTTTCGTTAGCGTTATAGTTATATTCTTTAGCTATCCCTAATAGAGAAGCTACATCGAAAAAGGAGTTAAGAGTAGTCTTTTTAAGAGCGTCTAGTTTAGCTCTACCCATAAGCCAACGAGAACCGGGATAGTTAAAGCAGTTACTTATAATCCAGAGAACACCGAAGAAGGATTTACCTCCTCCGGCTGCACCTCCGTAAAGTATCTCTACCGTCTCTTTGTCGGTTAGGTATTTAAACGCTAATGCTTGTTTCTTGGTTAAGTTTATATCATTCTTCACCATAAGTACGAGTCCTTCTAAATTTAGCACCTACGTATCTACACGAAGTAGTGTACCTAATCTCGAAAGGCATAGCACTAACCTTAGTTCTAAACTCCTTTCTCTTTCTTCTATTTTCTTCTAATAATTTACTCCTCATTATCTTCGTCCGGCTCGATGCCTATGTTAATTTGTATTCTTTCTCCTTCGCTAGTAACGTCTTTTCGGTCTGGTTCATTTACTCCAGTTAGTTTAGCAATATCTGCTAAGACTTTTCTAGCTATCTCCATATCTCCGTCTTTAAGAGCTTTTACGTAAAGAGCGAATAACCTAGCGTGGTGACTTTCTGCTAGAGCTTCTCTTTCTTTAGTAAACTTATCCTTAATATGGTCCTTAGCTTTTTTCCAATATACGTCCGATTGTCTCGACTCGATATTATATTCTTTTTTACAGTAAATAACCCATTCACCTCTACTCATATT